GTGCTTTGCCCACCGGGGGAGGGGGGTACGCCCCCCTTCGTCACGCACGGTAAGCGCTCCAGTCCAGACTCAACGGAAGATTACGATTAGAGACAGCAGGAGAAATCTTCTGCTTCGGCTCCGCCAGCTTGTCCGCCTTTGAAGCGTTGCAACAACGATGCGCGAGCTGGAGGTTGTCCATGTCAGATGGGTGACCCCCCTGGGCTATTGGAATTATGTGGTCGATGCAGGCGGACATCGGATTGGGATACTTAATCGTTTTGTCCACCGGCCTTCCACAAATCCCGCAGCGCGATTGTGTTGCTAGGATGATACGCTTGTTACGTTGGAACTGCTGACGGTGTGTGCCGTCATGGTCTGGCCTGTATCTAGCTGGCATGGTTGCCTCCTATCATTTGAAGATGCCGCCCCCGTCCCCGGCGTTGTGATGCACCTTCATTCCCCACTCGTGACCTTTGGTCGGGAGGATACCCGCACGAATATAATAAAAAGCCGGGACATAAACCCCGACTTCCTATTAACTTAATCCAGCAACAACTCATCGCCATATTGAGGACTCTTTGGCTTTTTTGCTTTTTTAGAAAAGCCTTCCGGGATTTCCCCGTTGTTCTGCTGACGAAGAAGTTGCTTGTTTGAACGAATTACTGTCACCGCTTTGTAAAGCTGTTTGACGTTCTGCTCGATGTACTCTGTCTTAATGTGGACGATTTCCCATCCATCACCAAGGTCTTTGAGAATCTCCTTGTCGCGCTCGTTGTCGTAATACAACCTATTGGCGTGACGTTCACCATCCACCTCAAGCACGGTCTTAATTCCCGGAATCAGAATATCCACAGTACGCTTGCCGACCTTTGCTTGCATCTGGAATCGAATGCCATCATTTAGCAATCCAATCGCCGCAAGGATTTCGTCAGCGCTATCAGCCTTGTTTGGATGGTTTGAAAAATAATCTGTTGCCTTCAGAATGGCATTTCTGTAATCATCAATCTTGACGGGTTGATGCTCTAGGAGTCTAACGGCTCTTTCTATCATCAGCCTTGTCTTAATGATTGAATACAAGGTCTTGTCGCTGTTGCGCTTCGACATATACTCAGAAGCACACCGTGGGCAGAACGCTCTATACTGCGTCTCTGGAACATCTGAGTAAAAGATATTGTCGCTTTTTGTTGGCGTTTCCGTTGCCGGTTCGCCACATACCCAACAAAGCCTATCTTGCATAATACACCTCAATTCTGGTCTTTGACCTCATGGGCTTTGCCCATGTTACATTATAAGAATTATTCTGTATAACATTCAATAACATGATTATCCACGCATCATCATCGTGTCCTTCTGGGCTTTGCCCAGCATACATTTTATCAGTTTTCTAGTATGAAATACTAGGAGATAATAAGCGGAGCGCCGATGAAAGCGCCCCGCTCTACTACCCTACTAAAATTGATGCACTATGGTTTTGCTGAAGATATAGATGAAAGTTCTGAGACATTCTGCCAACTTCATGGCCGGATATTTTGTGTCATAATCATAGCGCGGCTGTTCTCCAGCGCGGGGAGCAGAGCGCCGCAGGCTGTTCCCCTGGCGCTTTAGTTCTGCATTGGACTCACCCCTCTCAGATCTGTCGATCAGTCGAACAGGCTTGTTTGCTGGATCATCATCTCCGCGTTCTTGATGTTTTCTATGGCGGCATCAAAGTAGGCGGTTTTGAGTTCGATGCCGATACCCTTTCGCCCCATGAGGATCGCCTGGTAGACTTCGGAGCCGATGCCGAGGAACGGCGTGAAGATAACGTCGCCCTCATTGGAGTAGAGCCGGATGCACCGCTCGATGACCGGGAGCTGGAGCGGGCAGATATGCCTTTCGCTTTCGTCATCCTGCGGCATACGGGCGTTGAGTGTATCGCTCTGATTGATGTCCCACCATACGGGCGTGTTCAGTTCGTCCCAGATCGGAGAGGCGTATTCCTGCCAGTCCACGACGGGGAACGTCTCGTTCGTATGCGTTACCCTGTCCGGGTTCTCTCCGGGTTTCCGCATGAACACGACGTAATCGGGAATCCCCATCCGGCTCATGCATGAGTCTTTCTTGAGCTGCTTATGCAACAGACCGAGCGCCTTTGTCCTCTGCATGGCGGTCACGGGATTCTTCCAGATACAGACCTCCGAATGGTAGATGAATCCCACGTCCTGGAATGCCCGTATCAGATCGCCCCGGAAGTCACGGATGCCGATATATCCGTCCCGCTCTTTCGACGTGGGAAGGTTCATGCAATGGACGGCCATGATCCGTCCGGGCTTGAGGATACGGAACAGCCCCTCCGTGATGAATCGGAAATGCTCAAAGAACTCCTCGTCGCTTTTGCAGTTTCCCAGATCCCTGTCGCTGTTGGAGTAAGTGTAGAGACTGGAGAACGGCGGCGAGTAAATCTCCATGTCCACGCTGTTGTCTCCGAACATCCGAATGGCCTCGACCGTATCGGCGTTGTAGATCGCGCAATGGTCGTCGATATACTGATCCAGAATCTTTACGCTATCCATGCGGGTTTCACCATATCCTTTCCCGGTACATATTCCGTTGTGATCCGCGTCGTATGACGTATATCCGCGAGTGTCACGTCTTTCATGAGCGCGGTCATCTGTTTCTGCATTTCGTCCATCTGTTTCTGCTTGCGCTTGATATTATCGAGGACGTTCATCTCTTTCTCCGACAGGATGATATACACGTCCACGGGGCTTTTCTGCCCAAATCTCCAGCATCGGCGGATCGCCTGGTAGAATCTCTCATAGCTGTCGGACAGGCCGCAGAATACCATCCGATGGCAGCTCTGGAAGTTGGAGCCGAAACCGAATATCGACGGTTTGCTTACCAGCGCATGGATCTTCCCGTCGGCAAAGTCGATACTGGCCTGTGCTTTGAATTCCGGTTCATCCGATCCTTTGACCTCTACGCAACGGTCGATCTTCTTTTTGAGGACAGCGCTCTCGTCGTTGTAATCGCACCATATCAGCCATTGTTCGTAAACCGTAGCATTTGCCAGATTCGCCGCCCGATCCGTCCGATCTTCGAGGCTTTGTTTCCGCGCCTCCCTCCGATCCTCAAGCGTCTCCGCGAGTTGAACGAAAAGAGTCCCCTCCTCCGGCTGGCTCTCTGTCAGAATCCGATGGATGTTCAGCGGCGGGAGGTCGTATTCCTCCCCCTCATAGCCGAGGTCTTTCGGAGAGTTGAAATAGATCGCCCACGTTGCGAACCACTCCCAGAATTTATTGACTCCGGCTTTTTTGAGCCGCCATTTGGAAGTGTCCCCGCCGTCGTGGATGAAGTACGTCGCAAGCATCTCCGTCCGGCTCATGATGCCTAGGAATTCACAGCTCGTCCCGATCTCCGTATAGTCGTTCGGCGCGATCGTCGCCGTGCATAGCAGTCTGTACGGCGTTTTGCAAAACATATCCGTCAGCATCGTCTGGTATTTCCCCGTGTACGATTTGAGGATAGACGACTCATCCAGGCATACGCCGGAGAACGCCGCCGGATCGAAATGCTCGATCATCTCATAGTTGGTAATGTTGATTCCGTCCGTCATGTCCTCCTGTTTCCGGCAGACCGTGACATCCGCGATCTGAAACTTGCTGGCCTCGCCCTGTGTCTGCCGCACGACGGACAGCGGCGCGACGATGAGGACGGGACGGCCCGTATGCTCATGGACAGCTCTGCACCATTCCAGCTGCATGAGCGTTTTCCCGCTCCCGCATCCCGTAAGCACAGCGCACTTGCCTTTCTTACAGGCCCACGCGATTATATCTTTCTGGTAGTCGAACGCATACGGCGTTATGCTGTCCCGGTCGATCTCAAAGCCGGACTCTTCCGCTCTCAGCTCTTTCGACTTGAGAAAATCACTATAACTCCTCATGTATCCTTTCCTTTACGATCGTCTCCGCCGCCTTGAGCGCCTCGCCGTGAAGCTCGATGACATGACGAAATGTGTAATGCATCTCCACAGCGATCTGCTCCCATGTCTTCCCGCCCAGATAACGCTTGTCCAGAACATCCCGATATCGGATGTCCGGTATCTGCTTTATCACGGCGTTGACTTCATCCTTTGCTTTGTAAAGCTCGTCCGTCTCCTCGTCTATCTGACGGATTAGAGCCACATAGCCGTCATACTTGTGCGGGTCTTTGGTGCCGTCCACCACATCCCCGGAGAGGTTAGCGGTGATGGAAGTCACCCTCTCCCACTCCTCCTGCTTCCGCTGAAGCAGACTGTCAATGCGGCGGTCTGAGCGGCGCACCCGCATGAACCATTCCTTAGTGGTCAAATATCACGCCCCCTTTAGAGTCCTCTCTTGACAGAGCAAACGGGCTTTAGTTTCTCTGGCGGCACGTCCACAAAGAAACACTCTTTGATGCCGCAGTCGAATGTCACCTGATACCACCGGCCAGAGGGGTGACAAAACGTCACCGTTCCGGGCAGCGGAGGAGCGGGCGGCTTGATAGCCTTTGCCGTGTGGTTGTGCTCGTCCGGCCGGTCAGTGCCATTGCCGAAGGTCTGCGGGTGGAGCATAACGCGATCTCCTATTTTCATTCCCATCCCGCCTCCTCCAGTAGCTTGTCCATGTCCGGTTCGTCCGCCTCACCTTGCACCTTCTCCAACTCTTCGGATGGACTAGTGCGGAACGTTTCTACGAGAGAATTGATCGCCTCGCTCATTTTTGCTGTGACTCTATAGAGCATAAACCCGAGGCTTGTTTCAATCTCTGGCCGAGTCTTCCTGACATATTCGGCCAGAATATCGTTGTCTGTCATTCATCCACCTCCTGCTTGAGCCAGTCGAGCCAACACCTCGGACAGCCCTCCCACCAGCCTCCTACTCTCCTGCAATCTGCCGTTGTCGCACCCGGATGACATGACCATTCGGATGCCGTGCTGGGGAAAACCTTGCCAACTCCTCATCTGACATGGCCCGGATGCGGTCTGCGTTGGTGGCGATGGGCCGATGTACGTACTCATAAGCCATGATTCCAGCGAGGTTCTCCACCTCTTTGAATCGCACCCAAACACCGCTATTATTGACCCCTGTGTCGAACACCCGGCGCATCTCTTTACGAACCGACTCTGGCAACTCGTCATATCCGTGCTGAATGTAGTAGTCCCGCCCTGTCATTGCCTCAGCCATCTTCCGCACCTCCATCCAGCCAATCCACTTGCACCGCCGCCGGG